TATGCGATAGGGGACTTTTCGCAGCACGGGCCATGTACCTTGCCTCCAATCGCAACCCGGCGCGCCAGTTCAACCGAGCCGTAAATCGTGGAAGCCTGAAAATCGCGCTCTTCGGGTGTCAACTGGTGCATCACGCCACCCCCCGCAGCCCAATGCCGCGAATGGCATCGATCCGGCTCAGCATCCAGCCCGTGAGACGATGCGTGTCACGGATTCCGGGCTCGCGCTCCAAAAGTTCGTGATCGGTGATCGCGGGCCCGCCGTGGCTGTCTGGATCGGTCGCAGTCGCTACATCAGCCGACACGCGCGTCAGGATCAGCCGGGACAGCGACCGCGCCAGAGCATGACGGATAGCCGTTTCCGGTCGCGCCGCGATATTTGGTAAGACGTTGATTGGAGCCGACGCCATAAAGCACCTCATGAGCAAGAGAGAAAAGGAGGGGAATTATATACTTGACACCCGATTTGAACGGGCTTAGAAGGGATGCATCGGAAGCGAAATGCTTCAGTCGGGCGCCTCGCCGATACGGGGGCGGAGAACGAAAATGTCGAATATCGGTCGGGAAGTCGTCAATCTGGGCAAGGTCATCGGGACCGTTGTCGAGGAAGTGACCATTCGCGGAAAGGCGAAGCTCAAGATCAAGCTCGCCGACCACATGCCCCGTAACCCCGCTCTCGGGGACTATCAGATCATCGGCAGCGACCCTGAGTTCGCCGACGCGCGTCGCGACCAGTTCGCCACGCAGGAAGAACTGGTCGCCGAATATAACAGCGACCGCCGCTATCGTGTCGCACTGGCCCGCGCTGGTGGCGATGCCACCCTGCTGCGTCGCTAAGGAGGGTTGAACGATGGTCAACCACCCGAACCGCAACCGCTTCACCCGCTGGCTCAACCAGCGTGACGGCCTCTCCGATGATCCTCTTCGCCGCGCTGCGCAGATTGCACTGTCGGCAATCGACGAAATCGACTTCAGCGAGCTAACCGACGATACCGGGATGATCGTGGCGTATGAAGCGCTTGTCGCCGTTCTGTCGAAGGGAGACGACGAATGAGCCGCTCCACAATCAGCACGTTCGAACTGTTCCAGATGTTCCCCGATGCCGAAAGCGCCCGCGCCTACCTTGAAGCGCAGCGCTGGCCCAACGGGGCCGTCTGCCCGCTGTGCGACGAAGCGAAGCGCATCTACACGAAGCGCGGCGGCTTCTATCGCTGCAACGCCTGCCTGGAAGACTTCACCGTCCGCACCGGCACGATCTTCGAGAAGTCGAAGGTTCCGCTCAATAAATGGCTCTACGCCATGTATCTGCTCGTGACGGCCCGGAAGGGCATCAGCAGCCTGCAACTGGCGAAGCAGATCGGGGTAACCCAAAAAACCGCCTGGTTCATGCTCCAACGGCTCCGCGAGGCCTGCGGGAACGACCCTACCGACCTCGCTGGCATCGTTGAGATTGACGCCGCCTATATCGGCGGCAAGGAAGCGGCGAAGCACGAGAGCCAGCGCCTGACCTACAAGGACTTGATCGCATGAGCGAAGCAATCCGAAAAATCCTCGACGCGGTGACAGACCGCGTTCTCGCCTATCGGCCCGCCGACAAGGGCCAGCAGGCAAAGAAGATCGAGCGGCGCGTGAAGCGCCAGCGCAAGAAGGAAGGTCAAGATGATCGGGAGTCATCTATATAATTCCCAAAAGGAGTGTGGCGTTGCCGGGATTTGTCGGAATATGCCGTCCCGCGATGACCGCAGAACCCGAGTGGCCGACGTTGATGCGAACTGTGCACATCCCTGCCTTCGAACCCGCCGCCACGGTCGGGTTTTCAAGGAGTCCACTCGGATGAAAATTGCGCGCCGGGGACAGGGAGCCACCTTCCCCGGCGCGGCCTTGGTGCGACCCAAGGAACATCATGCGGCCTTCTCAGTTGGGGCCGCTGAAAAGATGGCTTCGAGCGCCAGCCGTGTGCGCGTGTCCAGCTTCAATTCCCCGCGTTCAAAGCGGGAAACCGTGGATTGCGTGACGCCCAGTCGATCAGCTAGATCTGCCTGCGACAGGTTGCTGCGTTCTCGGAGTGATTTGATATCCATGAACACGCATATATGCGCATACGCATTATGGTGTCAACGGTGATATGCGCGCGCGCATAAAATATGCTTGACGTTATGCGTATGCGCATTTATTCAGTCTCCAACAACGGAGACACTGCGATGCAAATCACCCTTACCCAGTTTGAACAGATCGACAGCCAGCTTCAGGCCGTCCTGCGCTTTCCGCCGTTTCAGGCAATGACCCACGCTCAGTGCAAGGATTTCATCCGCGCGAGCAACATCCTTCTCGATCTCTGCATTGACGCAACCAGCTACGATTACGCCAATGGCTTTGCCAGCGCGGGAGAGTGCGCTGCAACGATTGTTGCAGGCGGCCTTCTCGGCACCATCGAAATTGTTGACGAACTGGAGGCCGCATAATGCAACCTTGGTATCTGAAACCCGAAGCCAAAGCCCTTCTGATCCGCGCCGGTCTTGGCGAGGTCGAATGGCAGCGCCACATCAAGTATTTCGTTCTGACAAAGGACGAATGGTTGAGCGCAGAAGGCGACGTTGCCGACCGGATCAAGGCGTTTTGTGACGCTGAATTGTGGACGCACGACATTCCCCGCGATGAGATGATTGCGCGCGGTGCTGAGGTCTATCCCTGCGATGCAATCGAGTTTGCTTGCGGTGAGGAATGGTCACAACGCTACGTCAAGCGCCCCGACGACTTCACTGCCATTCTGGACGCCATTGAAGCGGCGCGGAAGGTGGCAGCATGAGCGGCCTCAATCAGCAGGCGCGTGTTTTCAATCACGCCGAGCGCATTTCTTACAGCGTTGGCACTGCCGAAGGTCTGTTGACCCGCGCTCTTCTCAATATTGCAGACTGCGACATTGAGTCCGCCATTTCCTCAATCAAGCGCGCCCAAGCAGCCCTTGCCGCTCCTTATGATCGGATTTCCGCATGACCCGCATCACCACGGACACCGCCGAACTGATCCACGCGCGCCATTCCGAATGGCTGGATGGCTTCAAATCAGGCGCCCTGTTTACGCTTTTGCTGACTGTCATCGGCATCATGGTCGCGGGGTGGATCTCGTGACAATCACCTACCACCCTGACGTCGTTCAAGGCAGCGATGAGTGGCTGGCGCTGCGTTGCGGCATTCTGACGGCTTCGGAGATGAAGAACATCATCACCCCGACGCTCAAGATCGCCAACAACGACAAGACGCGCGCCCATGCCTATGAGATCGCGTTCCAGCGCATCAGCCAGTATGTAGAGCCGCAATATATTTCGGATGCCATGCTGCGCGGCCAAGAGGACGAAATCTACGCCCGTGAAGCCTACAGCCAGCACTATGCGCCGGTTGTCGAGACAGGCTTTGTCACCAACACCGCGCACGGCTTCACCATCGGTTATTCGCCCGACGGCTTGGTTGGTGATGATGGCTTGATCGAGTGCAAGAGCCGCTGCGGGAAATACCATGTGCAGACCATCGCGGCCAATGAGATGCCCGACGATTACCTGATCCAAGTGCAGACCGGAATGCTCGTCACGGGCCGCAAGTGGCTGGACTTCATTTCATACTGCGCGGGCCTGCCTGTCTTTGTGAAGCGCATCGAAGCCGACGCGGAAATTCAGGACGCCATTCTCACCGCCGCCGCTGCATTTGAGGCGCGCGTTCAAGAGATCGTCCAGGAATACCGCGCCACCCTTTCCACCATGAAACTGATCCCGACTGAACGGCGGGAAACGATGGAGATAATTGTATGACCGAGATGATTGATATTAAACGGAGCGCCGGGACAAGCATTGTCGCGTTGGTAGAGGCAACGCCCGCTGTTGTTCTAACCGACAAGCGCAAATTCAGCGAATTCTATGAGGCCATGAAGGCCGAATGCGATGCGCATGTTCCTGACCTGACCACCGAGAAGGGGCGAAAGGCTATCGCCTCGCTGGCCTATAAGGTGGCGCGGACCAAGACGGCCATCGACGACGCCGGTAAGGCGCTTAATGAAGAGGCCCGCGCGCGGATCAATGCCGTTGACGAGTCCCGTCGCGAAATCCGCGCCCAGCTTGACGAACTCAAGGATGAGGTGCGCAAGCCGCTCACCGACTGGGAAAACGCCGAGGAAGCCCGCAAGGCGCAAGTCGATCAGGTAATCAACTGGCTGCGTGATGCTGCCAAGATTGAATTCGACGAAACGGCGGACGAACTGCGCGCCCGCATGAAGGTGGTCGAGAAAACATCTTTCCCGGCTGATATTTTTCAAGGCCATGCAGCGCAGGGCTCGGCGCTGAAGGCTACCGCACTTTCCGCACTCGGAACTGTCGCGGCGCGCATGGACCAGGAGGAGGCGCAGCGCGCCGAACTCGAACGACTACGCGCCGAAGCCGCCGAGCGCGAAGAGCGGGAGCGCATCAAACGCGAGTCCGAGGAAGCCGAGCGCAAGCGGGAGGCAGAGGTGAAGGCGGCCGCTGAAGCCAAGGCCCGCGCTGAGGAAGAGCAGAAGGCGCGTGAAGAGGCCGCTGCCAAGGCAGCAGAGCAGCGTGCTCGCGATGAAGCTGAAGCCAAGGCCCGCGCTGAGCGGGAAGAGACTGAGCGCGCCCATGCCGAGGCACTAGCCGCAGAGCGCCGCCGCGCCGAAGAGGCTGAAGCCGCCGCCGCTGCTGAACGCAATCGCATTGAGCAGGAATCTGCTGATCGTAAGCGCGCAGAAGAACGTGCCATCGCTGAACAGGCAGCGCGCGAAGCCGACCGCGCCCATCGCGGCAAGATCATGGGCGCTGCGAAGGAGGCAATCATGGACGCCGGACCAGTTGATGAAGTCATAGCCCGCGCTCTCGTGCTTGCCATTGCGGCAGGCAACATCCCCAACGTCGCCATTCGTTTTTAAGGAGCAACCCATGACCGAGATGATTGATATGAGCCAGTTTGTTGAGGCCAAGTCAGACCAGATTAACGCGGACGACCTGATCGGAGCACCCCGCACGATCACTGTCACCCGCGTCACTGGCTGTGAAGGCGACCAGCCGATTGCCATCTATTATCAAGGCGACAACGGCAAGCCCTTCCGCCCCTGCAAGACCATGCGCCGCGTGTTGCTCGCAGTCTGGGGCCGCAATGCCGCTGACTATGCAGGCCGGTCGATGACGATCTACCGCGACGACAGCGTTACGTTTGGCGGGTTGAACGTCGGCGGCATCCGCATCAGCCACATGAGCCACATCGACAAGGAAGTGCTCGTCGTTGTGATGAAAACCAAGGGCAAGAAGGCGGGGATCAAGATTCTGCCGTTGACGCAGGCCGCGACCCAGCCCGAAGTCGGCATCACCGACGCACTTGCAGCCCTGAACGACGCCGTTGACATGGCCGCGCTCGAAGCCGCGTGGAAGTCGAAGAGCATGGCACCGTTCCGCGAACAACTCCGCGCCGATCTGGATCGCCGTAAGGCGGAGTTGACCGCGCCGGTTTCAGAACCCGTCGAGGTCGAAACCGATCCATTTGCTTAATTCCAAGGGACAGGGGAGAGCCTAACAAGCCTCCCCTGATAGATTGATGAAGAAAATTAACAAACTCACGCCGGAGCAAGAGGCAGAACTACCCGCATTCCGCGCCAAGTATTTGAACATAGCTTGCGGTGGACATCGCATTGACCGCGACAAGCTGCGATCAGCCTTCAACGATGCCTACGCCATGATTGGCAAGCCCGCGCCTGCGCTGTTTATTTTTGACAGCCCCGCAGCCTGCATGTTGGCGCTCAAGATATTCAAGATGCAGAAAGCGCCGCAGCTTTTGTCGCAGCTTGAGCCGCAGCTTTTGTCGCAGCTTGGGTCGCAGCTTAGGTCGCAGCTTGAGTCGCAGCTTTGGTCGCAGCTTGGGTCGCAGCTTGGGTCGCAGCTTTGGTCGCGGCTTGAGTCGCAGCGCATCTATGATGGGGATTACCTATGGGGTGCGCACGACCTTTATTGGATTGCGTTCTATCGTTTCTGCCAGCGCATTGGTGTCAACTATGGCGAAGCGGCCAAAGCACTCGACACAATGGAAGCTATCTCGTCTCAGTGCGAATGGTGGTGGCCTTATGATGGAGTTGTCATCGCCAGCGAAAAGCCTGTCTCAATCAAATGGGATGACGAACAGCGCCTGCACTCCGAAAACGGCCCTGCCGTTGAATACGCGGATGGATACTCGCTTTCAGCATGGCATGGTCAAGTCATCCCCGGAGAATGGGTGACAGGAAACCCGCCCGCCGCCCGTGATGCGCTGCATTGGGAGAATATGGACCAGCGCGCCGCCGCTTGTGAAATTGTCGGCTGGCACAACATCCTAGAGCAGCTTGATGCGAAGGTCATTGATGACAGCGCCAATCCTGTTTGGGGCAGGCTTGTCGAGGTCGATCTACCTGACAGCGGACGCGAGCGCTTCCTTGATGCGATGTGTGGAACTGGACGGAGATTTGCGCTTCCCGTCCCTCCGAAAACCAAGACAGTCGATGAAGCGCAATCCGTTCTCCACGGCGGACTTCCCGTGGAAATTCTCAAAAACTACGAAGTGAGGACTTAACATGGACTTTGAATTTGACACGACCCGAAAGAGCATCTGCCAAGGCGATGTTTATCTTGTTCCGATCAAAGCTATCCCGGCAGGCATGAAAGCGGTTGACCCCGAAAAGGGTGCTTACATCATCACGCATTCGGAAACCGGACACCATCACGTTGTTATGCAGCGGCCTGACATTCGTCAGTATTCCGGCATGGATATGTTTCGCGGCTTTCTGGAAGTCTCTGGCGAGCCGACAGAACTTGTCCACCTCCGCGACCATCACACCCACGCGCCGCAGGTTGTCGCGCCGGGTGCATGGCTGATCCAGCGACAAGCCGCTTACACGCCACAGGGCTGGGAACGCGCACGAGATTAACAGGGGTGTGGGGGCACCTAATACGGCCCCCATGAAAATATGATGATCTACCAACAATCTCGCCAAGCATCATCCGGCTGGCCTGTCCAGCGGACACGAAAGCAGCCTCAGGACAGAGAACTGCCGCCGCTGACATGGGCAGCATATCGTGCGGGAAAGGCGCGGTGATGCTGAAGGTTCTCGATCTCTTTTCAGGCATCGGGGGCTTCAGTCTTGGCCTCGAACGCACGGGCGGTTTTGAGACTGTCGCTTTCTGCGAGATCGAACCCTTCCCCCGCAAAGTATTGGCGAAACACTGGCCGGAGGTTCCCATTTACGATGACGTTAGAACACTCACCGCAGAGCATATCGGCGTCGTTGATGTCATTACAGCCGGTTTCCCCTGTCAGGACATTAGCCTGTCCGGTAGGGGTGAAGGCATCTCTGGAGCGCGCTCAGGCTTATGGTCCGAAGTCGCCCGTTTGGCTGGGGAACTTCGACCAAAGTTCGTCATCTTGGAAAATTCGCCAGCTCTGCTTGTTAGAGGATTTGAAACAGTCCTCAGTGACTTGGCCAAGATCGGGTATGACACGCAATGGCACTGCATACCAGCTGCCTACGCTGGCGCCGCCCATCTCCGCGACAGAATATGGATTGTGGCCTACCCCATGCAAGACGGGAGCGTCACCGCGCCATGCGGGAACATGGACTGGCAGATACTTTATCAAACCGAATGGCCAGAAATCGCAGATGCGACTGGAGGACATGTTGCGTGGGCGCCTGAACCCGACGTGGTTAGAGTGGCTTATGGGCTTCCCAACATCGTGGACCGCCGTTCTGCCCTAGGCAACGCAGTCGTGCCGCAAATCCCCGAACTCATAGGCCGCGCAATTCTCGAAAGCATGGAAAGGAAAGCCGCATGACCTGGCCCATCCTTATGACGCTAAAGACCGCTGCGAAGGCATGTGATATGTCGGAGCGGGCGTTTGTGCAGGCCGTGGAATGCGGCAAACGAGCGCCAGCGCGATGAATAAATGGGACGTGAAATAACGCTTGCAAGTCGCGTTAGTAACGCTACATTACGCGTTATGAAATATGAGCACCTAGCAACACATCAGGACCGTATCGAACTTCAAGCCGCAGAGGCTCTGGTCAAAGATGGGAAGGTTCTTCGCCAGCGTGTTTTTGCACGTCTCAGGGCGCGGGCATTTCGTCAGCGAGCGGTGGAGAACGGAAAATGAACTTGCAAACAAGTTGCAAACATCGCCCGCAAACCGGCCTTGAAGGCGGCATTGCAGATAACTTGATCTTTGGGCTAAACGGCCCAAATCCTGATATTTCTGCAAATTCTGGTTGCAAACAGCCCACGGAAAACGGTTGCTTTGCTGCGGTAGTTGCAAACGCTGATCTCACCGAAAACGACATTTCTGTCATCCGTGAACGCTTCCACGGCTGGGAGCGCGCGTCTGCGAAAACGCTCGCCGCAGTGTTCGGCGTGTCGGTTCAGCGCATTGCTTCGATTGTGAAGGAGAATTGATATGGACAAATTTCTGACAGACCTCGCCGCGCACGTTGGGGCGGATACCATTGCCGTCGAGTGGCGCGGGTATTGGCATAATGACGATGGCCGCTTTCTGGTGACGCTCTGGTTCAGGGATGACGCCAAACCGCATGGCTGGCGCGCTTATGAAGGCACCGGCCCCACGGTAGAAGCCGCGATGTCCGCAGCGATTGCTTCGATGGAAGCCGAAAAGCAGGAGGCCGCGTGATGGGAACGCCGATAGCAGACCGGCTGGAATTACTGGACGAGGATTGGCTCGCAGAAACGATTGACGACAGCCTTGATGTTGACTGGACGGGTCGTGTCGCAGCGCGGTGCATCGTTGATCGCCTGGACGAGATCGAAACTATTGGATTTGTTCTCGCCTCCAAAAAGGAACCACGCAAATGAGCCGAAACCAACCACAACAGATTGAAAACCGGCCCGCAGAAGCCCTTGGGAGCGGGGATGAGTTGAAAACCCATATCGCGTCTTACAGGGCTGGCGGGTGGTACGATGGGCGACTTGGCCTTGCATATGATCTTGTCTGCGAGGCCCTCCGTGAGAGCGGAGAGGAGAGGCCAACGCGACACTGGGTTTCTGTTGAAATTGATACGCTGGACCGCACCCTCAAAGGAGCATCCCAATGACCAATGAAGCAACGCCGGGGCCTTGGGAAGTAATCGGCACAGACCCTGCGGAGGGCGGCGACTGGTTCTGGATCAAGGCGCAGCCAAATCCGGCCATGCGCGGTTTCTCGAAAGAGATTGGCGTCGTAAACGGCAGTCAGTCGAACCCGACACAACTTGCCAACGCCCGCCTAATCTCCGCCGCGCCTGATTTGCTGGAGGTGTTGAAGGATCTTTTTGAGCGCGGCGAAGTCCATATGCTTTTGGCTGGCAATCCCGCCGCCTGCATGGCGCTTGAGGAAAAAGCCCGCGCCGCCATCGCCAAAGCAGAGGGCCGGTCATGAGCCGTAAGAGGTTCACAACTCGGTGGCTGTCTTTCTATTACTTCGCGCTGGACGGAAACAGTCACGGCCCCGAATACACGCCCCGCCGCAGCACATGCCGAATTGTTCGCATGGATAGCTACGCCAAGACGTGGACCCTTTACGTTTATCGAAAAGACGCAAGCGTGATGGCGTTTCAGATTGCCTTTCCTCGCTGGCTTGGGCCTTGGCCGTCTGACCGACCGGAGCCAATCAAATACCCTAAGGAGGGCCGGTCATGAGCGAGACGCTTAAGCCTTTTGCCTTTTGTTGCGCGGAAGCAGGCGGCGATCCAGCCACTTGCGATTGCGTGAATAAGAACCACGGCTCTGCGCTGTTCAAATCAATATGCGCGATCCCAAATTGCCACAACCGAGCGCCCGCAGATGAAGCGTTTTGCGCCACTCACCTGAACACACGCAAGGAGACACAGCAATGACGACAGAGGATAAGGCGCTGGCCTTGGTGAATGAGGTTTGCGCCGAATGGGAAGTAAACCCTGCGACCGAGGATGATATGGACGGTTCGGCTTGTTTCTCCGCGTTGACCCGCGCCATCGAAGCCCACGAAGCCTACCGGCAGGAAGTGAGCGATGCGGTGTTTGACTATTTCCAGACCGAAACCAACAAATCGCAATTACATCTTTGCAGCTTCATCATCCCTGCGCCCAAGCCTGATCCGCTGGCTGAGGCGTGGCCGATGACGACATCATCGCATACAAGGAGCACAATCATGACTGAGCCGAGAGCGTGGCTTTATGAGCATCCAGAAGGACATTTGAACGTGTCAGTTAGCCGTGACGTGCATGGAACTTGGGAGGGATGGCTTGAGCGCCCCCTCTACGGCCCCGAAGCAGCCGACCGCATCGAAGCACAGGCAGCAGAGATCGCGCAACTCAAAGAGGCTCACTGGTTCTATCTCGGGGACGATTGCAGCAGCGATCAATGCCGCTTTGGGATTGATGAGTGCATCGCGGAAGACTTCGAGTGGGATAACAAGCAGGAAGGCGACCACGTTCTGCAAATCAGCGGTGCGCGGCCTGTCCCTGATATGTGGGTTGCCCTGCATTATTTCACCAACGCCGAGAAAGACGAGCGCGGTGATGACGAAAGCTACACCTACACCGTCCACGCGATGGAAGAAGAAGCCCGCGCAGCACTGGAGGCCCGAGCATGACCGCAGAAACGGACGCCCACAACGCAGTGCTTCTACCATTGCTGCGCTGAGGCAGGTGGAGACATCACAACCTGTGACTGCGTGAACCAGTCTCACGAAACAGCAGTTATCGCCTACCGACCGGAGAAGAAAGATGCTGACAGCCGTTAGCGTCCTTTGCCCAAATTTTGAGGGCCATACCGCCGAACCGGAAGGCTATCTCGCTTGGCATTCATGGGCGGAAGACATGTCCAAGACTCATCGCCAGATCAAATGCACCGGCTGCGGCCTGTATCGGATTTGGCTTCCAAAGACGGAGAAGCAAGATGGATGAACAAACCAAGGCGCTGATTGAGGCATTGCTTGGCGGGAAATGCCCCAAATGCAGAGAATGGGGAGAAGTCGCCTATTTTGGAGAATTGGTGCAGTGCGGATGCTTTGGCAAATATGAAGCGCCGATCAGCATGGAGAAACGTCGTGAAGCAGCCGACGCCCTCCAAGCCCAAGCCGAGCGCGTGAAGGCGTTGGAGGCGTTTGTGCGCAATGCTGAACGATGCGCCTCTCATGGCCTTATGGGAGATTGGTCAATAGCCCTGCACGACATCAAGCGCGAAGCCCGCTCTCTCATGGAGAACCGCAATGGATAAGATAGTCGAAGCGATGGCGCGGGCTATGTGCCGCGCCCCCGGAAGTCTGTGCGTTGGGTTCTGCCATGTGGACAGATGCAAACAGGCCACCGAACAACACGGCGACGCGGCCCGAGCAGCCCTCGCAGTCGCAGCGCCGATGGTGTTGGAGATGGCAGCGAATGCAAAGTTGCCCGGCAGATTAACCGAACGGACGGAACGTGCCGAACAGATGATCCACGACTGGCCGATCTTCTTCTTCCCCGAAAGCCGCGCAGCACTGGAGGTACACCATGGCGCTAAGTGAAGACGAATTGAGATCTGCCATGCGCAAACGGTTTGAAGTGATGACCATGGGCGAATGGTGCCGCTTCACGGGCTGCAATAAGGCCCATGTTTCCGAATTTATGAGTGGAAAGAAAGACGTGCCGCCGCGCGATATGCTGAGGGCTCTAAATTTAGAGGTTCGCTACGTGCGCTCCAAGAAGCCGAGAACCACAGCACTGGAGACACGCAATGTCTGACCTGATCGCCCCCCACGAGATCGCCGCACGGCTGATCTGAGGCGGGGATACATGCCCGGTCTAACGGGGTGCGAGGCGATAGCCCCAACCGCGCAGCGTTTCGATAATCAGCGGAATGCGGTGGCGACTGCGAGATTGAACGCATCCTGATAATCGAAGGCCATATGGTGACCGTGCTCCTCATTACACCATCGCCAGCGGTGCGGGATTGTTGTACCCGCCGCTGTTGGTTATCGTTATGGTCTGAGCGCCTGCGGGGAACGTAAAGTCCACATAGCCGTCTCGGGCTACCGGGAGTGTCTGCGGCGTGGCTGCGCCGTTGACGTTGGACGTTGCAGTGATCGACACTCCCGACTTCGGCCACCCAACTACAGCCACTCGAGCAACGGTCGAGCTAATTTGCTCCGCGCGCAGATACAGATTGGGAGGCCAAGCTCCAGCAACAGTCTGCGTATAATCAGTCGCCACGTTGTCGATGTTGCCGCCGGTACCGAGGTTGGCTCCGTAGAGGGAGTTCAGCGTGGCCGCCGTTCCTTCCAAGAACACGGGCGGCGTAGTCCCAGTGAGCCCATCTCCGGTCGGCCCGATATAGTCCGGCGTGGCTTTGAGCCGCATGAGCGGATCATCCCAGTCGATATACGTGTCAGGGACAAGAGCAAAGTATGCAAGGTCTCCACGCATTGGGGATGTGTTTGTGGAGTTGGACATGAAGTTCCACTGACCTGCCGAGCTGCCAAAGCGGATGTTACCGAATGCCGTCGTCAAGACGTTTGTGGTCATGGTCGCGCGCTGGCCGTTGAAATACCAGACACTCACGCCGTTCGTGATATCGACAGACCCCAAGATCGTATAGACGGTGCTGGTCGACATCACGGTCGCAGGTATCTGGTTTAGAATGAAATTAGACGACGCGTCTCTGGCGCTCATATTGATGACGCCGCCAGTCGTTACATTCATGTTGAACGGAGTGCCTGTCGCGATGATAGCCAGCGTCTGAGCAGTACCAGTAAAGGCCGCTGGGGTTTTCCATCGCATCACAACCGAGAATTTAGTCGTGTCCGAAACCCCAACAAGGCCGTTCACGTTTGCACCTGCGGCGGTCACGCGCTTCAACTGGCCGCCAGCAACCTGCGTCGCCGTGGGCGGATTGATCGCAGACGCTGTCTGGATGCGCCAAGAGAACGACTGCCCTCCGATGGTAAGGTAGTTCGTCTGCATGGTCGACCCTGTGGCGGGAGCTGTCTGCCGCAGTAGAATTGCGCGACCGTCATCCACTGACCCAATAGGGCTCGTCGTGAAAGCATTGATAACAGCGTCAGTGAACTGGTTTTGAACTTGCACGGATAGGCCGGAACTCACAGGCGTTACGTTGTATGTTGTTCCACGGTTACCAAACAGGATGCCGATATCTGAAGTGATTGTCCCACCGATGGCAGCATCGTATACATCGGGCGCCGCAAAATCCAAAACACTCACCGGCCAGTCGGCCAAAAACATATCCTTGAGAGTAGGATACGGATTCCCAATGCTGCTGTTAGCCGTCTTTGAAAGAAGGAAGGCGTCATTGTAGCTCGTCGGCCCAGTGGTCAACAGGCTTGGATTGGCAAGCACGGTCTGCATTGTCGTTGAATTGCGCAGCGCGCTATACGCCCCAACGGCCGTGCTGCCAGATGTGTCATTCTGATGCGGGACGTCCCCAAGAAGAGCCTCATAGACCGAGTTCTTCAGGATGCCCTTTGAGTACGGCCCGCGATATGTCTTGCCAGTAGCGCCCACCTGAAGCCTTATTGACGCAGTCCCATTCGCCGGGTCTGCGGCGGCGCTTGGATTGTAATAGACGCTGCGGTTGATGTAGGTCGCGGCCTCAGCGTCGAAGTCGATAGCCTTCCCAGTCTGGCCGATCATGATATCGCCATAGAAACGAGCCCCAAGCGCATATGCGGTTTTCGTGCCATTAGCGTTGTGAGACGCGGGCGGCCCTTGGAAGGCACCCTGAGAGGTGGCGCGTGCGTCGTTTCTGTCATAGGACAAGTTCGCCCAGCGGCGCTTACCAACCGACCTCTGGTTGTCCAGCGTTGCAGACGAGATGAAGTCTTGGTCGCGGTCGCGGTGCGGGTTGCAGCGATCATTCGCATTCGAATACGTGCCGGTCGTAAGGTTGCCGTAGACGTCGCAATACCGGCGGCTCTGCTGCCTGTAGGCAAGCAGGAACTCATCCATGTAAACGCGGTCAACGCGGTTGCGATAGATCATCTGATCATAGGCCCACCCGCCAGCGGTCGCCGTCATGGTGTTGAATGCCGCCGTCATGTCGCGGACGTGGTTGTAGCCGAAGTACAGGTTTCCATCCCACCCCGTTCCAGAATACCCTTGAGCATTGAGCGTGTTGAACAAAACCGGCATGTTGAAATAACGGTTCCACTTGCCACCATCCCACGTCGGCGTTCCAGTTGAGCGCACAATGGTCGTCTGCGCGGCGGTCGGGGTGGCTGTAATCGTTGTTGATGCGGCGGTCTGAGATACGGTCACCTCATAGGTGCCTGTCCCATCGACAGCGACATTGAGATAGCGGGAGACTGAGCATGCCGTAACGCCAGTCCCAGCCAGCGTCATTCCCCTGTAAATTGGTGCAGTTGGAACGGACGTAACCGTTAGGGTCGTCGTGCTGATTGATCCGGTGAATGTGCATGACGTGGGGGCCGCTGCGAGGATGATGTTCTCCTCGTTGTTGCCTGCAACCATGTACCATGGCGATGGCGATGTGTAGTCCGTGAGGACTTCGTCGACCTGAAACGGCGTGCCCGTCCCGTCCTTACCGAAAGCGGCTGCGCAGCCAAAAATATGTACGTCACCCGTCGCCGCCGAGTCGACCGAAATATGCGGCTTGCGCGCCATCATGTTCACGTCGCGCCACGTCTGACCGTATGCCGGTAGCAAACCATAATACTCGAAGAAAATGCCATAGACCTTGAGCGTGCCCGCCCCGGTCTTGTGGATGTGCCCGTGGATCGTGGCAGTGCGCGTGAAGGTGTGGTCGTAATACTGCCCGTCCCCGATCTCGGGGTCGATATACATCGGGCCGTAGCCGCCGACGGGCATGAAGGTCAGCGTCTTGCCGTTCGTGAACAGCCGCTGGTCGTCGCCCGCGCTGTAGCCCGGCGTGCCTGCCCAATACGCCGGGGGCAGATACTTATGCCCCCAGTTGACATAGGTCGGGATGCCGATGACATACTCGACACCCGCGACAGCTTGTGTGTCGATAGCGTTCTGAACTGCCGCGCGGTCGGCGTCGGGGTTGCCGGTATACGGAGCCGTGTAGTTGATCGCGGGGAGCGCGGGGAGCATCGTCGGGTACACGACGGCGCCGCCGCCAGTCGAAAGCGCCGTGGACAGGCTAAGGCTAAGACCGAGCCGCATGATTACCTCGCTATGTTGTAAGTGTCAGTTGCCCATTGTTGAGCGTTTTCAAGGCGCGCTACGGCGACGGTGCATCGGTCCGCGTCTCCAAAAGTAACCATGATGGCTTCTGGATCGGGTCCGTCAGCGACTTCGGCAGAGGCGGGAGCGCCGGACACACGGGCGGAGTGACGGCGCGCGTAGTTGCGCAACCGCTCGTCAGCATCAGCAAGAGCAATGCGCAGTGTCTTGTCAGCTTCATCGGTGGCCTTCTTTCGTTCTGTGTCGATGCGTTTCTTTTCGGCCTCAGCAAAGCGCCGCGATTCCTCGTCAGCCGCCTTGTGCAGCGCGTATTCGTCACGCAGGTTTTCGTAGCGTTCACGGAAGTGATCGGCGCGCAGGTAAAAGAACGCAGCCGCCACAAGTGACGCGACGGAAAGAGCGATTGCAGGGCGTTCCAGACACCATTTGAGGGCCGCTGTCAGCCGTCCGATGAGGCCGGAGAGGATAAGGCCCATCATTCAGCGGCATCCTTCTTGATGCCTGCCTCAGCCGCCTTGCGACCGGCAGACGATGACCCGAATTCATGATTGACAACTGACGCGCCCCAGCCGAGCACGATGCCGAGCGCGAGCAGCAGCGCCTCACGATTGCCCATCGGCACGGGCAGCACATAGAGCGCGCCAAGCCCTGCCAAGCCGCCGATGATGACGATCAGGCCCACGGAATAGCGGAACGTCGAGCGGTCTTTCATTCCCAGCCCCCCTCTTGAAGCGCGCGTTCAAACCATTGCGCATAGTCTTCCACGAGATCGGCCTTATCGGTGCCGTTGATGATCTTACGCGCGGCCATGTATTGCTGGCGGGTAGCAACGCCAGCGATGGGCAGATGGCGGCGCAGCGTGTGGCGTCCGTTGCGGTCGCCTGAAAACCAGCCCTCATCCATCCCGTGCCGCATGATCTTGGCCGCGATGTCGGGCTGCATGGCGAGATCAGCGTCAGCCAATAGCGCGCCATTCAAACCCAAAGCCTCATCGGCCTTGCGGTAATTGTCTTCCCACGTCAGTTGGACGTAGCCGCGCCCATACCACGGGTAATAGCGCAGGTTCTTTTTGCGCCATGCCTCCGTCTTCCAATAGGCTTCGATGACCGGCTGCATGGTAGATGCAGTTTCGTGCCAGGCTGTCGCCAGCGCATAGGCCGCGTGAGCCAGAGGCAGGCCGTCGAGCGCGGGAAGGATCGCCTCAAAGCCGTCCACCTTGGATTGCGTTAGCTTGCCCAGGCGAGAGCGGACCGAGGCATAAAAGCGCGCTGGATCAGTCAACATCATAGTCGCCTTTCTTCAGGCCATCGAGCAGTTTCTTGGCGCGGTCGAATACGGCGTCATCAGGTGAGAGGCGTTTGAGTTCCTGCCAGAGCAGTTCAATGACGGTAATCTGCGTGGCGCGGTGGGCTTCGCACTTCTTTTGCGCATTCTCGATGTCGAGGAAACGCTTCTCAATCTTGTTCCACAAAAACCGCACTCCCCCCCCGAGGACGCCCAGCCCGCCGGCGGCTGCCGTGATGATTGCTGGCAGGTCGCTCACAGGCGGCCCTCCCCGACCCATGTTTCGGGCGCTCCAACCACGGCGCAGCGCCCCCCTTGGGATGCCCAACTTCTGGAGTGATTGGTCTTCTCTTCCATGCGCGCCAGCCGCTCCCCCTGAGTTGTCATGAGCCACCGTCCACTGCGCGCCAGCGGTCGCCCTGCCAAATGACCCAATATGGCCTGCCTGCCGCGTGGGTCAGCGGATCCCATGAGGTTCCGTCTGCCATGACTGTCATGCCAGTGGTCTTTGAGGTTGGCTCAGCCGTCAGTCCGACGGAAATGTATCCACGCGAGCCGATAATCTGCATCCCGCTATAGCCTGCCTGCGTGTTGCCGGACGGAAGAACGGGGATTGTGACCCCGTTGAACTTCGCCGCATTGGCGATGCTGTCAACGTAAAGCGTCGCGTTATTGTGGCCCGTTCCAAAGAGGTCTCCACTAAGGGCAACCGAACCCGTTGAAGGCAGATAGTAGCAAATCGTCCCCGAATCCCCCGCGCCTTCGAACTGGTTGCCAGAGCCGGTGAGAGAGGTGTTTGTGAGGCCCGACAGGTTCACAAAGCGCGAGGTGTTGTTGAGGTAAATCGTATTCCCAAACAGCCCCACGCTTGCCCCGTTGACGCCGGGGTCAATCCCGTAAGCATTGGGTCGCTGCGATATTGTCTCATAATATGTGCCGAATGAGGCGTAATCGAGAACGCCCGAAACCGCCGTCTGATAGCCCTCGATGGACCCGCCGAACACCTTGATATTCCGAGCGGGAAAAGCGGTATGTCCGGTGAAGAAATAGGTAGTGTCGCGGCTGATCGGGGCTGAGATATGCACATTGTAGGGTGCCGTCCCATTGACCCGATAGCCATTGGTGCAGCGGTTGAACTCCACCCCTTCAGTTTTGACGTAGAAAGAACTCGCGCCAAACCGGATGCAGGTATCCCAGAGGTGAAAAGCGACCTCTTTCAACGTCGCGTTATCGGAGGCCAAATCCATGCCCACCGCAGTCGTGCCCGACAGCGTTTTGGTCGTGTCGTTATAGAACCCGCCGCTGTTCCAGAGAACAATGCGCTCGATCAGGGGATTGTAGCCCAGCGACATTGCAACGCCGCTCGTCTGAGTGAATTTGAGAACGACAGCGCCGCCACCGACGCCAATCGTCGGCTGATAGCCTTCCCCCTGGATGTGCAGCCAGTTGGGAACGGTAAGCCCGCCCGAAACGACATAAGTCCCCGGCGGCAAAGTCACCCGCTTCGCGCCAGAGTTGAAAGCCGCCTGAATTGCGGCCTTGTCGTCTGTCGTCCCATCGCCCTTCGCATTGAACGGCTTGTCTTTGACGCTGACAGTGTTCTTGAGGCGAGCGCCGACAGTGCCAGCCGCATAAGATGAACTTTGGCTGAACCCGACGAGCGCGGCCCCGGTATCGGCTGCCAAATCCAAGAGAATGGACGATGGCAGCGGAACTCCCGCGCCAACCTGAATCGCATTTTCGCGGAACCGCTCGCGCCCGCCATAATAGATAATCAGCGAATAGATGCCATCCGTCGCCCCAAAGGTGAATGCGCCGTCAGCATCCGTCTCAACCCGCGAAGTGGCAACAGGTGATCCACCTGCATCAGTGATCGACGCCAGAGCCGTAAATCCGACATTCCAGACTTCAACAATGGCGCCATCGAGAGGCCGTCCATATTGGTCGTTTATGTTGTTCGTATAGAGCGTCATGGCCTAGCTCGTGTTCGTGTTGGTGGATGATGCCGAAACAGCCGAAGTCGCTGCCGTGCTGCCGTTCGCGTCGGTCACGGTGCAGATGAATGTCGCTGTCTGGTTGTCGCTTGGCGGAACAGCCGTGGCGCGAAACGAAGTCGTTGCAGCCGTTGGCGTGGTGATCGTCCACGCATCAGCACCGCCGTCAGTGCGCGTCCATGCGTAGGTGTAGGGGGCCGTTCCACCCGTAGGCGTTGCAGTGACCGATGCCGTTGTGATGCCGATGGATGTGATGCTGTTGCCGTATCCCTCGACACTGGACACCGATGCCGAAGCCGTCAGATACGCCCATACCGTCCGCAGAGCGCCGTCAGATGCGTGCACCTTGGCAAACTGGCATTGACGCAGAACGCCGCCCGCATCGCGCGCCTTGACGTTCTTGACCGTCCTGAGCGTGGTTGCATCGCGGGCCGAGATCATCAGAAACCAAGCCAGATGTCGCCGGGTGCAGACGTTGGGTCTGATCCGCTGGCCGAAGTGACGTAGATGCGACCGCCCGTCATTGCGGAATCTGCGAAATAGGCATGGACGCCAGAGCCGCCGCGCAGGATCGCGCCCGACAGGGTGCCGCCTGTCAAGGGAAGGCACTCCACGATTCCGGTTGCCGTCTTGAGGGCCGCCGAGTTCGCCAACGTGAGCAGCGAGCGCCCGAATGACGTTGTGGACAGGGCCGCGATTGCCGTCAGATCAGCGTCCAGAGGCTGATAGTTCGCGCTCAGATCGCGCGCTGATGATGTGTTCTGCGTTGTGTCTCCGTCCGCATCGTAGACGCGGATCGAATAATCGTCCTGTGCCATATAGACGAGTGCGGCATTGCCAGCGTTGACGATGACTCCGCCGAGCGTTTTCAGCGGTTGTGCGGCTGGAATGGAGAGTGCTGCATCCCAATAGAGTTGCACCGGAAATGTCTCGGGGTCTTTGCCTGCCTCGCCCACATAGATGGAACCGTCGTCAAGCAGATTGCCGCGACGATTGAGGAACAAAGGAACGGGGTTGACAAGGCGGTTCATGCCGCTTGCGTAAGGTGCGGTTTTTCCCGTTCCAATTGAACCTTTGGCGCGGTATGCTGAGGAATGAACAGACGCGGGCTCAGGTGGCTATGGCTGCCGGTAATCTATTGGTTTTGGCCGGTCGTGATGATGTTTCCCGTGATCGCCGTGCTTGGTAAGGCAGCACCCGTCAGTTGCGGGTGTTAGGATCTTCGGCGGCTGCTTTCATGGGCGCTTGGCTGCCGAGATTACCGAACCGCTCCGACAAAGCGCGCTGAAGCCCGAGAATGTCCGCTGCGATGGCGGGTTCTGCGGCGGCAACTTTGGTGAGGAGCGCGGCTTGTTTGGCGATGTTGGGAGTTCCACCTGCTTTGGCGGCACCTGCGAGCATCCGGTTATATCCTGTCGCCCAACGCACGAACGCAGGGCTGTTGAACGCCTTTGCCAGTGAAAACGACGCGCCCATCTGCGCTGCCAATGCAGGGAGATTACCGAGCGAGTAGAGCGCGCCAGCCGTGATAAGCTGGCCCGCCGTGTTTGACGTATTCCGCAGGGCATTGCGCTGCGCCAAGAGATCCGCCGTCTGCGCGAATTGGTCAAGCGCCTCACGCAGTGGGCCTTTGGTGCCGAACATGATGTTCTTCGCCTTAGGCGTCATATCGGTCCAAGTGCGCATAAACACTTCAGGCGAGAACGTGCGGCCCTCACTGTCTGCGGCATGGCCCATCATGCGGATAAACCCGCCCTGCGCCTGACGCCATTCATCGGGCTGCATTGACCCGCGCAGTTTGGCGAAATTGGCAATGTCAGCCGATGCCTTGCCGTCCTTGACGAGCGCCTGAAACGTCTTGGCGATGCCTTCCGCGCTCTTGTCCTGCGACTTGCCGATGATCGGCGCGAACACCTTTTCCTGAAGGTCGAAGTTGCGGCGGGCTGCGTCGTTGGCGCGGCGAAATTCGCTGAGAACCTTCGGCCCGAACGATGCTGCCGTTTCTTCCATATCCTGCGTCAATGCGCCGTAAAGGCCGCGCAGTTCCGAGCGCGACGCCCCTTCGCCAATGATCGCCTCGCCAATGTCGTCGCCAATGTCCGAACGCAGCGCCTTGAGGTCATCCCAAGACAAGCCGCCGCTCTTGAGCGCATCACGCCATGCGACCAGCTTCGGGCTGATCTTGAGTTTCGCCAGATCGGGGTTGCTTGAAAACTTTGATGTCAGTTCGTCCAGCTTCGCAACTGCATTGCCAAGCGTTGCCTGTGCATCGCCGCTGATCGAGATCGCATCATACAGCTTTGACACCTTGTCCTTGCCGCGCTCCATCGCCGCGGCAATGCCACGCTTGACTGCCGAGCCAAGGCCGAAATTCCCCTTCGCATCACCCGCAATGCCAGCCACGTTGTCAACGGCCTGCGATACCTGCCCGGACAGCCGGTCGCGCCCTGCCTGCATGGCCTGAGCAGAACCGGGCATATTGTCCAGCGTATTGCCGACGATCCGCGCGCCACGCCCGCCAACAGCATCCAGCGGAAGGTCAATGCCTTGCTGCTGTGCGTTTTCAATGGCGAGGGCTGCGTCTGAAGGCGGCTTCGGACTGCGAGAGGCAAGGCGATTCAGGAACCGACTTCCAAGATTCCCGATCACCGCACCACCCGCCGCAGATACAGCAGACCCGCCCGCCCCCTCGCCATAGCCAAAACCAGAGATTGCGCCGCCCGCCGTCGCCGCGCGCACTGGATTCGCCAGCACCCCCGCGCCGCCCGTCATCATACCGGAGCCGATTTCAACGGCAGTGCCGACGCCGCCCGTATTCTGGCGCGCCTGTTCAAGCCGCACACGTTCAGCGTCACGGCCAACCGTGTAATTGTCGGCAATGTTGAAATCGCCCTTCAGAGCCGAGCCAATGACCTTACCAACGCCCGACGCTTCGTCTGACAGCCCCCACGTTGCGCCCTGATTGGCGATTGTTCCGAGATCGGGCTTGCCATCTACAGCACTCACGCGCGCCGCCTCAGCCTCAGCCCGTGCGCGAGCGGCTTGGTCGGCGTCCTTATAGTTCACGCCGTCCGCAAGTTTTCCACCCTTGGCGAGTGCGGCCTTGATGCGGGCGCCCTCAGCCTGTGCCGCCTGATAATATGCCTGATCGACGTTGACGCCCTGAGCCGCGCCGAATGACGCCACCATCTGAGCATAGTCATCAGGCGTTGCGTTCGGATCAAGCAGCGTCGTCTTCAGCGCGTTTTCCTGCGCGGGTGTGAAGCGATAGGACTGAATCTTGTCGCCATGTTGGTCATTAAATTCGATGCCGCCGGGATATTGGCCTGCGGGGTCTTGAGGTGCGGGCGGCGGAGTGGTGGCGGGTGGAGGAGTGCCGGGTGCGCCGGAAGTGCCGGTCTGGGGAGGGGGGGCGTCACCATAGTTCAGATTGAACGGGCGATACCCTTGATCCTCATTGAACGTCTGCGTGATTGTCTCGTTGCGGAGACGAACTTCGCGCGCGAGGTTTGACAGTTTTGCCTTCACGACTTCGGGGCTATCGGTGACGTAAGGAACCCATTTTTTGAGGCGCTCATCTTCAGAAATAGAGACAGCCGCACCGGACGTATCCTTGATGATCAGGCCGCCGACCTGGCCAACCTTTGCGCGCGCATCTGTTCCTTCCGGATTATTCCACTGCGTAAAATAATCGCCAAGCATACCCGTGCCGAACCCAACGGCATCGCGCGCAATAGCCGCGTCCTTGCCCTTGTTGGCAGGATCAAACAGCTTCATCGCCTCTTCAATATTCTTTACCGTAGCCGTGTTTCCAGAAAGCGCCTGAAGTACCGTTGCGGGAAGCGGCTTCAACTGCGAACGCGCCTGCCCCCCAACGACCGTGATCGTCCCTTCAGGGCTGATCTGATAGAGCGTGTTCGGGTCAAGCTGCGGATATTGGCTCATCTCCTCAGGCGTGAGGATGCGCGTCTTAGGCTTCCCACCGCCCGGTACAAGCGTCGTCACCGTCGGGCCAGCGGACTGAGTGCCCTGATTAAGCGGCACCCACTGCCCATTGCGGAGAATTACCTTCTCTCCGGTCTTCGGGTTGGTTGCAGTCTGTCCTTCAGCCATCACTTATCCAATACGAAGCCGGGTGGCGGGGGTGGCGTTTTTCCGCCGCGTGTATTCGACGCAGACTGAGCGCCGTTCTCAAATTCGCGCATGGCAGCGGCGATAATGTCGGCCTGCGCTGCGGTGACGGGCTGATTTGGTGCAATGCCCGTTTTTTGGGCGACGAACCTGACATACGATCCGACGTCATTGCCGTCCGAAGATGGCGCATATTTTGATACGATAGAGGCAATCGTGTTGCGCCCACCCCCGATATAGCCATTGCCCTTCAGGAGATTGACCTGCGCTTGTTCGCCAAATCGCGCGCTTGGGAAGATAGCAAAGCCATCGGCATCGGCACCCGTCGCGCCCATCGACTTTGCGAACGGGCCAAACTTCAGATTGCCGGGGTTGTTGTTGCGGATTCCGCGTGGGGTTGACGATGGAGCGCCGCCGCCTGGCGGAGTATCCCCACCTCCGCCGCTGAGCATGATAATCGAGCCGTCTTCGCCCTTGATGTATTCAGGCTTGAACGGGCTGCGATACGTCTCTTCCGTCTGTCCAGTGAGTGGGTTCTGCCGCGTGAGAACGGTTCCCGGTGCGACAGCAGTCGTCTTACCCATCCGCTCTTCAGCCAACTGGCCAATATCGTTACCGAATTGCTGCGGGTTGAACGACGCGACGTGCATTCCGATCATGTTTACAGCAACATTTCGGTCCATCGGATCTTCAGAGCGTAGCCATTGCAGCATTTGCTCATCATCAGCCACGTCCTGCCCCGCCGCACGGTCTGCGTTGATGCGCTTCTCAAGTTGCTGTGCTGCAAGGTCGAATTTTCCGTTGCGCGCTGCCGAATAGATTTCCGCTGCCTGCGTGAAATCCGTGCGGCGCTGATTGGCATCCAGCGCATCGGCCTGCGCTTTCAACTGAGTTCCAAATTCAGGATATTTCACCATGAGGCGGCGATATGCGGCAGGATCAGGCTGACCCGACAGAATGCCATCAAGTTCCGCTTGAAAAGCATCGTCACGCGCTTGCTTGCGAGCTTCAGCGTCCATGTTCATACGGCCTTGCTGAAGCTGTAGCTGGCCTAGCAGGTTGCGCGTATCGTTAAGCTGCATATCCCCATAATCAGGGACAAGGCTTTGACCAGCCTTGAGAATTGAGGCAAAATCGACAGGGCCTGCCATTAGAATAGCTTTGACGTATTGGAGAGGATCGCATTGATATTGGCCATCGCGCCAACATTTGCGGAATTGCCAATAGAATTGGAACTGGGCAGCGCGAATCGCCCTGCGATGTCGCTAGCCATTTGTCCTGCATTGCTCCACATTCCAGATGAGATGCCGCCGCGCGTGGCAATGCCCGTCGCGTTATTTGCCCCCATCTGTTGCAATAGGTTCATGATATTCTCAGTGCTGCCAGTTGATGCGGCAGCGGTTGCGCCCGTTGCGCCCAAGCCAATATTGGCCAGCCCCCCAAGGTTGCCGAGTTGCCGCTGGATCAACTGTGCGAAGGTATCCGCGGCAAAGTCAGCCAAACCGCGCTGCGTATTGCCGCCTCGAATGCCGCCCGTTGCCGCTGCGTTCTGAAGAATTGCCTCTTCACCATTACGGTAGAGAGATTCATAGAGCGGAGAGGCTTTGATACGGTCAAACGCAGATTGTGTAGCCTGATCGCCATTAACGCCAAGAAGGTCGCCAATGCCCGTTACAGCGGGGTTGAGAACAGAGCGCGCGCCTGCATAATCGGCGCGAATACCTTCATAGTTCGCCTGCGACTGATTGATAGCCTGTTGCAGCTTGGCAGACATTTCCGCCTGAGCCTTCGCAGACGCATTTTTCGCGCTGTTAGAGCCGATCAGGCTAGTGACGCCCTTTAAGACTGTTCCAAACAAACCCATTGCAATGTCCGCGCGTTGACGATGCGAACCTAATCCGCGCGGGTATGCGTTGTGGCAATTGAACCTTTGGCGTTAAGTGACGCGCACCTGAAGCACAGAGCCGTTGCGATACATGCCACCGACAGGAACACCCCCAGCCGAAGCCCCCGCGTCATTGGCGTAGTTCCCAAGCCCCGAGAGCGATGGAGCGGCCAGTGTCTTGGCCTTCAGCGTCTCTTGCCCGTCCAGCGTCGCCAGAGTGCCAGAGAACGGCAAGATCAGGTCCGTCACGCCTTGAGAGCGCAACGTGACCGAATAGCCGCCCTCGACAATCGCCGCACCAAGGCCAAGCGACAGTGTGAGAAACGAGCCGTCATCATCCGATGCAAGCCCGTGCCCGATCTTGAGAACGCGCTCGTTCGGCGCGCCATCGTTTGCCGAGAGTGTCAGGAATGTCGCATCCTGAAGCGCGCCCGTCGCGGCTGCCATGGATGATGCCAGCGCCGCCGTGTCATCGGTCGCGAATGTCAGTTGCTCAAACGCCTTGACCGCGCGCGGGTCGTTCGGAAACAACCCCGACAAGACATTGCGCGTAAGGCTGTCCGAAACGCTCACACCGCCAGCGCCTCAATATCAGCTTCACAGGCGGCAATACCCGGAAAGCCACCGCGTCCACGGAACCGCAGCCCGACATAGTTGGAGAATTTCAGGTTAGGGCGCCACACCGTGCGCTTGGCTCGTGCGCCCAATGGCCCTGTTGCCTGCGTCAGTTCAATCGAGAACGTCTGCCCATCGCGCGTGACTGCCATCGACGCCGTGCCATTGCCGCGCCCTGTCAGCCCGACGAGTTCGACTTGCCGCACAATGCCACCCTTGGCTGAGCCATAGACCAGACCGCAGTCAAAGCGCCATTCTGGCAGTTCGCCGAAGTGCGCCTCAATTTCGTCGGAGAGAAAGCCGATTTCCCCGTTCGGCCCTCCCACCACCATGCGGCCATATGCTGTAACCGCGTGACGAATATTGTATGTGCCGTCCGTTTCTGCCTCATACCAGACGAGTTCGCCCGCCTGCTTCGTCGCCTCAAGCAGAAACACCCACGACCGGCCCTCAGGCAGGTGGACGATCAGCCGTCGTTCGCCGCGTGTGCCGCGCGCTTCGATTTCGATCAGCGTCGGGTCGATCACTGCGTCGAGATCGTCGTCAATCGTGCGCGTCGAAATCCGTTGCGCCGTGCCTTGACCTGCGATCCAGACAGACAGGCCCTCGTTCTTTGCGCCACCGACAAAGGCGAATGTGCCGTCAATGGTGCACTTCGCCCGCGCGCCGACGCAGCCATATGGGATCGTCGCGCCGCGAATGGTCTGGAATGGGAAGCCATTGCCGCCGACGTTGCGGAATACCTGAATCGTATGACGCCCGAGAATGTGCGCCTCGTTCGCCACCTTGACCAGCCCGACGACCATATCGGGGTCTTCTTCAGCCGAGCCATATTTCAACGGCTTCACAGACGTCGGGTCTGACAGTTCCGTCACCACGACCGAAGTGCCATCCGTGGTCATGTAATAGCCATCGATCCAGATCACATCATTGACGTTGCCGAGATCGGGGTCCGTCACCTGAGACAGCGCAGCACCGTTGAAATAGTAGAGACGATTGCCCGAGTTGATCGCCAGCCGGTCGAATCCATAGTCGAACGCGCATGGCCCGCCCGTGCCAACATCCCCGATTTCAACCCATGCGCCGAGGTTCGTCACATAGCCGAAGCGCGTCCCCATGACGCGGTAACAGCGTTCATTCCAATAGACGCCGCCGCGATCTACGCCCGGCCCTGTGTCAGTCTGCACGGCCCCCGACGTCGTGCGCAGTTGGCCCTTGGATAGCCCGCTCTCGATGACGACTGGCTCAAGGTTCTTGGGATAGGACTGCTTGAATTCGGCTTGGTTGCTGCCGACAATGCCCGAGAGCAACGGAAGCTGCATTTACGCCTCCGTGATGAATGGTTGATCGTATCCCCATGAGCGATTGCCCATGCCGCGCGCTGTCTTGTTCGGAAACTTCATCGTCGGCACATTCGCGGGTGCATAGGTGCCGAGATAGACGTCATACGCCTGCGTGATCGACTTCAGCGCATGAGGCGAGAGCGTCTTGCCGTGAATGGATGCCAGCCGCTTGGCCAGTTCACCTGCAACTGCGTCAACGGCATTGTCAGGCAAGCCAGACGGGTCTTCCGGCGCGCCCTGCCCATAGGTCGGCTGATCGTATGTCACCATCGTCCACGGCCAGCGTTTCATCTGTGCGTTCAGATGACGAAGCGCCGCGTTGACCTCTTCCGGTTCGCGGCCAAATTCGTAACCGGGAAGGCCGCACAGTTCAAAGGCGAGTTCGATAATCTCGCCCTTGGACTTGCCGCCCGGATCAATGGTGATCGTGATTGTCACTTAGTTGCCCTTGCCGGGGATGGCTTCGAGATTGCCGTCAGCCGCCGTGGCAATCGCGCGAATGGATTTCTTGCCCTCGCCAAATGACAGCCGGACAATGCCCGACGCTGGCGGGATGGGGAAGCCAAGCGCGGCAGTCGGTGCAGCAGGGGTTTCGCCACCCTCCGTTGAGGTCACCGCAATATAGGCTGTTGCCGTTGCCGACGTGTTATAGAACGCGAATTCGGAGCAAGACGTGTCAAGTTCCACTGCCGCCGCCGATGTTGTAGCGTTTGCAATGACGATCTTGCCATTCAGCTTCGGTTGAAAAGGACGCATCGTTTAATCCTTCAAAACAGGGCGGACCCGAAAGCCCGCCCCATCATTGTTACGCCTGGCTGAATAGCTGGACGCCAGCCATTTCAGGATTGAGCAACGCCGTCCCGAAGTCCAAGTCCCAACGAGCCTTGACACTGAGGTCGTTGATCGCGCCTTGGCGGGTGTAGGTGATGCCGATGCCCAAATCAGTCGTTGCCCGCATGACCTGCCATCCGTCTTCGGGGTCAACTGCATAGCTGCCCGGAATGAGGATGAGCGATTCCTTGCGGAAAAACGGATTCATCGGGGCCGCCGTGGTGTTGAGCCACGTCAGAGCCGCGTTGTCAGCCGGACCCGCCGATACGTTGGCGTATTCCTTCGAGCCGATGGAGCCTTCTGCCGCGTCGATAATCGCCGGATATACGCGGATCGTGTTGGCAGCGGGCTTGTCAATGACGCGGAAGGTCTTGAACTGGCCTGTGTCCTGCTTGGTCACAAGATGCAGTTCATTGACGCCCGCAATCGTGAAGGCGTCACCAACCTTGATGTTGCCATAGGTGCCGCCGTCAACAACGAGATCAGTGTAGCGGTTGTCCTTGTTTTCCGTCAGGCCCGCCGAAGTGGACGTGGCAGCCGGGACCGTGCGCTGGTTTGCACCGTTGATGAGGATAGCGCCACCGGTGGCAGCGGTGAGGCGGATTTCCTGATCGTTCTTGAACACTTCGAAGCCCGCGACATCGTGACGGATGAGCGCGCGCTCGTAGGCATCCTTGGAACGCTTTGAGTCTTCTGCACGGCTGGCGAGGTTGCCTGCCATCGCGTTCATTGCAGACGGAGCATAGAATGCCATGCGGCCATCCTGAGGGACGCCGATACGGGTGAAGCGAACGTCCAGATCGGCGACGTCATCATAACCCGTTGCGGCTGCCGTGCGCTTCGAGAACACCGAGCCATAGAGCGCGGCGGTGTTGAAGCAGGCCAGATTGACGTCAGACGCGAGCTTCTGCTTGGCAGCGCGGCCCATCTGTTCCATCGCATAGGTGTTACGAAGGTTCTTGGCCGAGAGCGTCTTCGGGATGGCCTTGTGATAGCCAACCGATGCCGGAACGTTCAACTGCGTCAGGCCGTCGAAGTTGGCCGACTGATCGAAGCCGTCGTAGCTGAAGCCGATCATCGGCGCGGGAACCCAGAACTTGTCGCCAGCGTTGACGGCTTCCTGAGCAGTCAGCGGGTCATAGAGGTCAAAGCCCTTGGAAATGACAAGCAGATCGTCGAAACCTTCGACAACCTTGTCGAACATAACCTGTTCTTGTTTGGTGAAAGAAGTAGCCATCGTGAAAAGTCCTTCATGGGAGGGGTGACGTCATCGCGACGTGGAATTCCCCGATTGGTGTCAGGCGGCTTCCTGCTTCAGCCCCTTGCGATACCGGATCAGCTCAGTGCGGTCCCCAGTCTTCGCGGCCTTGGCTTCGAGCCGTTCGAGAGTTTTGTTCCGGTTGCCAGCGAGAGACGCGGACCCTTCCGCGACACGCTCAACAGCCGGTGCGGACTGCCGTTTCGCCATCGTGATCTTTCCTTCCATTCGTGCGACTTCGGCTGCCAGCTTGATCGGGTCTTTGATTTGGGAGAGCGCCTGGAGTTTCGCGGGATGCTTGCCCAGTGCGTAAATGGCGAGCGCGGGATTCTTCGCGGCCTTGATGATGGTTGCCGCCTGCACATCAGTGAGCGCAGACGTGACCACCTCCTTGGCGAAGTCCATGTCGGGCGCGTTCAGCTTGACTTCCTGTTCCTTGAACGTCTGGAGGTCTGCTTCCCACGCCTTTTGGGCTTCCTCTTGAACGCTGCTCACCTCGGCCTGTTGAGCCTCAGCCTTGCGCTTGCGTTCGTTCCAGTCCGTCAACTCCGCTTCGAATTTGTCCTGATCGCCTTCGCAATCATCCCAAAGATCGGGCTTCTTGCCGACTTCGATCTGAGCCGGTGCTGCCGTCTTGCGGTATGTCGCAACCTCATCGCTGAGGCGGCGAACAGTATCGCGCAGATGGCGGATGACGGAACTATCCCCCGAGGCTGGCGCGGCCTCATCATCGTCAAACTGGATTTCCAACGCGTCGTCTGCGTTGTCGTTCTCGCCTTCAATGGCGTCTTCGGTTTCGGCCTCAGCCTCAGCCTCACCGTCAACCACATCTTCCAGTTCGAGAACGTCGTCCAATTCTTCGTCTGCCATATCGTAACCCTCACTCTCACCAATTCACGGCTTGGCGGTTGCCGACGCGGTGAGGGTTAAAAACGGGTATGGCGCGGAGCAATTGAACCTTTGACGCTACAGACCGGCAACGCGCCCCATCGGAATCACCTGCCCCGTTGCCTTGGCCAGCGTTTCAACACGGCGGGCTTCGTTCAGGCTGACTTCGGAGCCGATCTTCTTGACCGTCGCCATATCCTTTGCCGCCTGAGCCTGTAGCGCCTGCCCCTGCGCTTCAGCCAGAACCTGCGTCGGGTCGGGCTGTGCGTTCTGCGCCATTTCCGAAGCCTGCGCAGCCTCTTCCTCATTCGGTTCAAACAGGCCGAGATCAAGGCCGCGACGACGCGCAAACTGACGCAGATCGTCAATGCCTTCGCCGTCCGCGTTGTAGACCGCCGTAATCAGGCAGGCTTGCGCAAATTCCTGATCGCCCGCCGCCATTGCAGCCTGCGCCATGTTCAGCGACGCCTTGACAGTCTTGTCACGGCGCGTGGCGGTCGTTTCGGTGACGTCCGCGATGACCTTGTAGGCTCCAGCGTGGAAGTCGTTGGTGATTGTGAACTTGCCCGCGTCGTCGGTCATCGGCTGCTTCAGAACAGCTAGACCGTCGTCGCCATCTTCGGACATGGTTTCGACTTCGCGGCCCTCCTCAAAATAGACGTCTTCGGCCATCTCAAGGTAGATTTCGCCCTCGCGCTGGATGGATTTCTTGACGTTATCGAGCGGCACCGAAGAGCGCGCGTCAACGCGGGTCGATGCAATGTCCATTGCCTCCGCCGACGTGTTCGCCTTCACCTCGTCAGGGTCTTGGTCCTCTTCGGTGAGATCGCCTGCCGCAATCTGGAGCAGCGCCGACGTGACGGGCTGAAGCTGCGGCGGCGAGACTGTGCCGACAGCGCCCATGTGCGCAATCGAGCCGTCTTCGTTCCGCAGCGCCTTGGCGAGCAGATAGGGGTAGCGTTCAATATTCTGATCGGCCCACATCTGCCCGATCTCGCCTGGCACCTGATCCGGGTCGAAGATCGGCACTTCGCGCGGTGCGAGTGCATCCGTCTCTGCCAGCTTGGAAACCTTGGCGTTGTAAATCCGCTGTGCGTCCATGCGCTTGGACACATAGCCGCGAAACCGCTCCACGTTGTCCACATACCAGCGTTTGTAATAGATCGGCACAATCGGAATGGACTTGCCCGCGATGAAGCCGTCATCGGACAGCACCTCAGCGCCCGTCATCGTGAACTTGCGAACGCGGCACCGCTTGCGCTTCACCGTCTTGGCCGTCCAGCCGAGCGCCTTTGCCTCTTTCAGTTCGTCTTCGTCAAAGTCTTCGCCCCAATGGCGCTGCTCGTCACCTGAAATCGAGTGTGTCAGGATCACAAGGTCTTCGTCGCGTTCCTGCCGTTCGTAATACTCGCACTTAATCACGACTTCGGGCGTGAACATATCCCAATTGATGCGGCGCGTTCCGTCGGGCCATGAAGCTGCGGCTTCGGGGTGTTCGTCCTCAAACGCACCCTTTGCTACAGCCGTCAGCACGAACGCATAGCGCGCGTCCTTCTTGTCGTATCGCTTGGAGTTCGGGTCAAAGAACACGCGCTGATCCGCATCCACAATCGGGAAGCCGGGATTGATGCGCTGTGCATCGTTGTCCTTGTCATATTCGTCCTCAAGTTCGTTCTTGAGCCGATATGCGCCAAAACCACCCGCGAACGCTTCTTCAACGGCAATGTCACGGGCTTCCTGCGAGCCAGAGCGGTGACTGTCAGCACGGTGCAGCCCGTCCAGTGTGTCGGCTGTCTCTTGGCTTCCCTTGCCCTTTGCAGGACGGAAATCAGGAACGATCCGATTCTCGCGGTAATCGCGCACGAGTTTGTCAAAACCCTTGCTGATCTTGTCGATTTCAACGCGAACAGAGTTCTCGAACTGTTCGCCCCATTCGCCTTCCCACATCGCACCCGGCACCGAGATAAACCGGCGGCACTGGATCGCGTGTTCGCGGATTTCCATCTGCGGAATGACGGCTTCCTCAAACCGGCGCATTGCACGATCATGCACGTCGGTCAGGTCGGCTGTCTTAGGGTCTTCGTCTTCCATGCCAGCGGGGTTGGCGTTGGATGGATGGCGGCGCAATTGAACCTTTAGCGGCCAAACGCAGAACGCATCGACGGGATGGAGGCAGGAACAGTCTCTTCCTTGCGCGGCTTAACAATAGCGGGGAACAATTCAGCCAGCGCCCAGATCAGCGCATCGGCACGGTTCGGGCTGCTTCCTCCGATATACCCGTTTGTCGTAAACGAGGTGAGTTCCTCTTCCAGTTCATTGAACCGGCCAACGTGGCGAATTTTTCCATTCTCATACAGGGCGGAAAATGGCTCAGCGCGGACAACCTTTCCTCGCGTTGCCGTCACCTGCTTGAATGGCGTTCGTGGCCGCGCGGTGTCCACGACGTGCTTGACCATCGCCCCGCCATAGTTCGTCTCGCCAACCACAATATCGGCTTCGTGGCGGTCAAATACGGACGCCACAACCTTGCCCCACGTCGCTGGACCAGCCTTTACCGTTGCGTCTTCGAGAACATATCCATTGCCGTCTGTGCCAATGCCAACGGCGACAATCCCGATTGCGTCGTTGTCCGCGTTGTCTGCATCGCCAGAGCCGGAAGGATCGACGGCGACTGCAATGCGCACCATGTCGGGAACAACGCCATCAGTGACGCGCCATGTCTCGATAATATCTTCAGAAAACAGCGCGCCAGCCACAGCCTCGCCAAATTCACCTTCGAGAAACCGGCGGCGCATCCGTCCTGACATCGCCTCAAGCGTCTCAATATAGTCTCCAGCGATGTTGTCGCGGTTGTCCTGCGGGTTGATCTTGAACCAAGCGTAATCCTCGGGCCGTGCAAATTCGACCTTGGTGTCCGGGTCAACTTTCTGAATGAATTGACGATATGACCAGTGCGCCTTTGATGGCGGGTTTTCGTCGTAATAGACACGAGGACGCAGCGGTCGCGCTTGTCCGTCAACCACCTGGTCAACCTGTTGCGCCAAGCGGGTAATCGCCATCTGCATCGACGCATAGGGAATCTGCGAACACTCGTTGAAATACAGCGTTACAAACTCCATCCCCAGAACCTTTTCAGCGCGCTCGGGATTGTCCAGACCGGCAAACCAGATTTCCGCGCCGTTAGGCAGAGTGGCAAACCAATCTTCCTTGTTCAGCTTGTAATCGACGCCGGGGAACGCCAGCCGCATGACCTTGGGGAATGTGTCAAGAACGACTGAAGCCTTGACTGCATTGAACCGGAAGCGGAACACCACGTGACGGCTGTTCGGAGCCTTGAGCGCCCGCATAACCACCGCCCGCACAAGCAGGAACGTCTTGCCAGATCGGGAGCCGCCAAACAGCATGACATGCTTTGCATTGCTGGCGAGAACGGCTTGGGCTGCTTTCTGCTTTGGCGTCAGGCTAAAGGTCTGCGTCATGGTCCTGCGTGACGACCGTCACACCGCCCTTGTGTTCAATTTCCTGCTTTGCGCCGTAGTCCTTGCGGTTCCACATTCCGATAAGCCTAAGCCGCGTGTCGATGCGGACGCGCTTGTCGGACGGGTCGCCCGGCTCGTCCGCAATCTGGATGCAATCATCGGCCATATGATGTGTTCCAAGATGCCTCGCGCGCGCGGACATGTTGGCAAACTCTTCGTCCTTTTGCTCCCAATCCCACACAGTTGAGAAGTCGGGCATGTGGTCATCAGCGCAAATTTTGGACAGAGGCTCACCGTGCGTCAGGCGCCGGATGATCTCAGCGACCGTTTCAGGAGTTTTCTTGGTCGGACGTCCCATAACCTAGCCCCCTATCCCGTCATCATCGCCGCTGCATTTGAACCCTTGTCCAGACGAAAGACTGGGTGGGGCACCTCGTTGCCGACGTTTCAGGCCTGTCCGCTGAGACCGACAAGCCACGCATCCAAGCCATCCTGAGCCAATGGATGAAAAACGGCGCGCTTGTGACCGAATACCGCAAGATGAGAAATAGCAGCATGTCCCCATATGTGGTTGCTGGCAGGCCTGTTGATCCATCCGATCCAAGCGTTGCTCCCCACCTTGAAAGGTATGGTGGGGAAAGTGGGGAAAGTGTTGATGGCGGCCCCTTCTGAAACCCGTCCCCACCACCCACACCCCCCTTATAGGGTGTGGGAGTGGTGGTGGGGTGGGGTTGGCACGAAATGCACCTCTCCGCACCCCTACCTAACGCACACGCGGGCGATGCGTCCGGCGAACTCTTCATCATCCTTCACCCAATCGTAGAATGCGGACTTTGAAAACCCGTGCAACCTCGCCAATTGACGAAGCGGGATGCCCTCTGACAGCCCTTCAATGATCGTCTCAGCGATTTCAGGGGTGCGCCATGTCTCAGCCATAACCTAACCTCCTATCCCGTCATCATCGCCGCCGCATTTGAACCCTTGTTCGGCGTATCTGAGTTTGCGACGGTCGGTTCGTTCAATCATGCCGTGCCGTTTCAGTTTGTGGATGCGCCGCCGAACCGCGTGAGACGTCCTGTCAAGCTGCGTGGCGATGTCGTCGGCAGTTCTGGACACTGACACCAGATAGGCCAGCTTATGGTCGTCTGAGGGCGTCCAGGGGCGAAATAGACGGGCATGGGTATTGTCGAGACGGTTGGCGCGCTGAATTGCCCGTTCAAGGCGTCCGGACTCATGATGGGAAAGTTCGCGAGTCATGGAAAGGGTTTCCAGATCGGCAATGAGATCAAGAGCCGACTGAAGCGCGGAATGTCTGGATGGTGGCGAATAGGGCTTCATGCTGCACCTCGCGTTGAGGTGACTTGCCGTGACCCAAGCAACGGTCCGAGGGCTGCCGTGTTTGTGGTTATATATACCCCCTTTAGGGGGTTATATATACCACCACGGCAACGGCCCTCGCTTGCCGTGTTTTGCCGTGTTTTGCCGTGTTTTGCCGTGGTCTTTTCGAGTAAACACGGCAGACGGTTTTCTGCCGTTTTCTCGACTTTCCTATCTGAATTCACAAACTCCGCCGAGTATGCCGCAACCTTCTGAACACTTTGCCGTGTTTTGCCGCGAAGTTGCATTCGCAAACACGGCAACATTGATTTCAAAGGATTTTTCATTCGTCGACCCACTTCCCGACTTCTACGAACTGGCGCTCCTCCCGATGGTCATTCAAATCAGTGTAGGTGCGCAGTACGTCGTTTTTTATCCACTCTTTGATGATACTTTGAAGCCGCTTCTTGTCGTCCGCAGGGTCCATTCCCAAAATGCCGGAAATGATGTTGCCGACCCATTGCTTGCGTGAGCGGATGTCCAGTTGATATTTGCCCCCGCTAACGGCCTTCTGGACTTGCCGTGTTTTATCGAGAGAGATTCCTGAGAAGAGATCGGGCCACGACCAAGGACAGGCCACGCCCACCTTATCGCCATTATCGAGATCGACATTATTCATGCGGAACCAGTCGGCCTTATCGGCGGGCGCAAGGTTCGCTTTGTCGTTCTGTGTACGGAAATGGAAAACCGCTTCATTCGGCGGAATACCAGCGGCTTCAGCCTCGTCCTTTGTCATCCGGTTATAGACGACCACAGATCTCGCCGCATCGGTAATCGACTTTGCGCCACGTGCAGAATCTGTGGACGTTTCAGTTCCGTTCGCCTTCCGAACATGGTGCACGAGGTTGATTGAGCAGTTGCAGGCGTCCGCAATACGCGCCCACTCTTTGACTACCATGTCCATTGCGCGGTTGTCGTTTTCACTCAGGGCGTGGCTCGAAACAAACGGATCAAGGATAAGGACGTCGATCTGCTTGGAGGTGAGTTCCTCAATGATCGAATCCACCACGGGCCGAATAATGCGCGTCCCGTTAATTGTCTCTTCGGCTACAACGCAGGGCTGATCGCGCCCGCTGTCCACATAGAGCCGCCCTGCTACGTCATCAGGAGTTATGGAAAACCGCTTTGCCGTTGCATGAAGGCGGCGTTCGGTTTCCTCCATCGGGTCTTCAAGATTATAGAGCCAAACCGTTAGCGGCCCTTCACCGATTTCCTTGCCATAGAGCGGCTGATTTGACGCCATAGCGAGCGCCTCACCAATCTTTACGGATGACTTGCCAACGCCACCAGCTGCAACGTCCACCGAAATGAACTTGCGCAGCAGGTGACGGCCATAAAGCCACTTACGGGGCGGGATGTCGCTTTCAGAGCGCCATACAAATGACGACGCCTTGACGGGTGCCGGAGAGGCTTGTGGAGCATCTTGCCCGCCAATCTGTGCTGCATAGTCGTCCTCATAGCAGCTTATCGGAGGCGTTGGAGGTCCAGGCCACCGCGCAGCATCAAGAGCCGCGCGCACCGATGCAGAGCCAAATTGAACAAAGTCATCGTTGGCGTCCCGATTGTCTCCCACCTTCACGCCGCCTTCCCAATTGGTATGGCGACCTTTGCGCCGATTTCCAGAGCAGCAGCCTCAGCGGCTTCTATCCCGACGTTGCGATATGGCTTGCCACGCTCAATTTCCCGTTGGGCAGTGGCCTCGTCATCATCGGCAAAGATCACAAAGCCAAGATCGGGCCGCAATTCCTTCCAGAGCCGCGCAACGCGGATCAGGTTCTTTGCAGTGAAGGCGACAACACACGGATCACCAGACGCCTGCCAGATGGCATTGCAGGTCGAATAGCCCTCACCGATGACGCAACGCTGCCCTAGGGCCGTAAAGTCACCAATAATACAAAACAGGTCATCAACACGCCCGCCCTTGAGAAACCGCTTCTCACCGCTTGGTGATATGCGCTGAATATTCCAAAGTGCGCCCTCAGTGTCGAACATCGGGACCAGGAGATAGTCGCTACGTTGCTTGATGCCTGTGACGTCAAGTTGCTTGCGCGCCGCATATGGGTGATCGGCGGATGCGGGCTGTGCACACATCCAGATTTCAGCGGCATCAAGCGAGACTTGGCGCTCAGATGAACGCTTTTCAGCCTCGCGCTGTGCTTTGGCCTCATTCCATTCGCGCTGGAGCGCCTCTCGTTCAGCGGGCGACAGTGCGCGTGCCTCTCCAGACTTCCACTTAATAGTCCCGGTATTGAGCCGATAGTTCCCAAATGCCCCAGCCGGGCGGTCATCGACATAGAGGATCGCCCAGCCGTTTTGCCGGTTAGGTCCATCACCCTCGCAGCGGAATCGGATCAGCGCACCCGTCGCTAGGCGCTGCGCAATAGGTTCCACGGGCCTAACATCGGAGGCTTCCATATATGCGATGAAATCTGTGATTTCGTCGATCATGCCGCCTCCACGTCGAGAATACGAAGCCAGTCGGCGGCCTCTTGGTCGGTGAAAACACCCTCTTCGCGCGCGATCAGAATGCGTTCTTTGCGCTCGGATGGGGTGCCTTGCATGATAGCAAGTTCAACCAGTTGCTTAGCTACGCTGCCGATGGCTTTCATGCCGCCCGCCCTACGACTGGCGCTCCGCATTCACGCAGAAAGTCGAACGCCTCATCAGCCGAGCGGGCAACACTCGCGCGGAATCCCCAGCCTGTAAGCCGGTCGAGCCATTCGCGCTGATTATCGGAAATGCGACCTTTCGGAGTTTTGAACTCGATAAAGGCGATGCCGCCTGGCCACATGCAAATGCAGTCAGGAAACCCACTCGAAATGCCCTCGCGCTTCACCTGCCGCTGCTGCCACACCGTGCGCTTCCCAGCATTCGGGATTGCAACCATAACGACGGACGGAGCGATATAGCGCAGTCGCCCACGGAATGCAGATTGAATGTCAATCTCGGCCATTGCGGCGCGCCTTTTCATATTCGACAAGCGTGCGCGCCGTGTCGAGTTTCAGATTGAATTGACTGGCGAGTGTCGAAACCGAGACCGTATGAGGGTCGCGGCACACCTTGAGGAAGGCCCCTGCCTCATTGATGCGGGAATCAACCTTGCCCGGTGAGTAGGATTTGAAGCGGCGATGAGCGAACATCATGCCGCTGCCCCTTCAATGAAGAGGTCGCCTTGGCGTTGGGCTTGCTCAATGCGCTTGCAGGCGATGTCGAAGCTCGGCTCGTCAATCTCGATGCCGATGAACTTGCGGCCCATCTGGACCGCAGCAACGCCGGTTGTCCC